ATAAAAATAGCCAAGATCAGATGGAAGGAAGTGGTTTTGTTGTACCTAGTATGAAGATACCATCAGTCTTGATGGGTACTGATTCATCTTCCAATTTTAAACCATTCACATTCAGCCCTCTTGCACAACAAATCATTGCTTCTAATTCGGAGCAAATGATTAGAGGTATGCTAGGGATTGAGATTCCTGAAAATGTCTCTGAGTTGGCAAATGATGCTGGGTATATAACACTTTCTCAGGTTCCTTCTCAGACCCCTCAAGTCAACACAGATTGGAATTCAACTGGCGGTGTTTCTCAGTTATTAAACAAGCCAACCTTTGCAGCAGTAGCTCTGTCAGGGTCATACACTGATCTGACGAATAAGCCCACTATTCCTTCGGCACAAGTGGCGTCTGATTGGACATCTGTTAACGGTGTGACTCAGATACTCAACAAACCTACATCCTTCACACCATCTGCACACACACATGTGATTGGAGATGTAAATGGGTTGCAAGGTGTTCTTGATACTAAGGCTTCTACGGCTTCGTTATCAGCTTATGCTACCACATCATCATTGAGTACAGCACTGTCTGAGAAATATAATAATCCTGCAGGGACCACTACTCAATATGTGCGTGGAGACGGGAGCTTAGCTACTTTTCCAGTTATCCCATCTGTTAATTATCCTGTAACATCTGTTAATAGTAAGACTGGTGCAGTGGTTCTTAGTAACACAGATGTAGGAGCTGCGGCAACTCTTCACACACATGTAATTAGTGATATTACAGGACTTCAAACTACTCTGGACAACAAAGCTTCAACATCTTCTTTGTCAGGATACGTAACAAACTCAGCTTTGACAACTAGTTTGAATGGCTATGCTACTACAACAGCACTAACAAGTGGGTTGTCTGCTAAGCTTAATACTCCATCGGGAAGTATTACCCAGTATATCCGTGGTGATGGCACACTAGCAATATTTCCTGCGATCCCGACTGTCCCAACAAATGTAAGCGCTTTCACAAATGATAGCGGATACCTTACGAATGCTGTTCTTGCAGGTTACAGAAAGGTTGAGACGTTCCTTGGAACAAGTGACGCAAATGGTAATTTCACAATTACTTTCGCAAACACTTACTCCTCCCCTCCTGATATCCAACCACAGATAATCGGAGGAACTTTCAACCAGCAGGTTAGGGTTGTGAGTGTGAGTACAACAGGGTGTGTGGTACAAGCTGCCCAACGCAACGTTGTTACATTGCTAAATATTGAAGTATTACTTGGGGCTACCGTCAATCTTGTCGGCGCCTCCATTACCGTACAAGTAACACCAAGAAGTTAGTTTACACAACCACCTTGAGACATAGGTGGTTTTAATAAGTTAATTTTGAAAATAGTTAAAATAAATTATGTAAATACTTGACAAACAGATTAACTATCATGTATTCTCTCTTTTATGAACTGAACAAAACGAGGAGAATTTGTGAACAAGTATAATATTGAGCTTAAAGCTACAGATGCCGGTGGGATGATGTTCCTCCATCAAGTAGTTCGTTTTGCTAATATGGGCGGTAAATTGGATACTAATTATCCTAACAAAAACACCTTTCCTAATAAAGCAATGATGTATGTAGAAACAGAAGAATTCCTAGAAGATGATATGGCTAATGGACTTCGAGTCTGGCCTATCGAACTACAGTATAGTAGAGAGTATCTAGAAACACTCACTATTCAAGAGCTACGACCTATTGTCAAGGAACGCAACGTAACTGGACGGGATTGTCAGCAAATGATTCGTGAGTATCTAGAAACCTTTAAGAAACAAGAAGCTTAATGGAGTTTAAATGACTGATGACGCAGTGGCTATTGGCCCTGCGTCCCCTTTCCAAGAAAAGTACCTCAACTCTGACGCTCAGATTTTGCTGGTAGGGGGCGCAGCCGGAAGTTCTAAAAGTTATGTCGGCCTTATGAGGCACTTACGTTTTGTTCATGATAAGAATTATCGTGCGTACTGTATTCGTAAAAACTCTAGTGCAATCATGGCTTCTGGTGGTCTGTTCTGGGAAGCCGTAGCGCTCTACTCCCAATATGATCCAGATTTGAAAGTTAAGCTCAAGGATCAAAAAGTAATATTCTCATCGGGTGCTGAGATTAGTTTCTCCCACTACGAAAACGACACAGCTGCTAAAAAATATCAAGGTATTCAGATATCAAATATTTTTTATGACGAAGTAACTCATGCTGACCATGAAGAACAACTCTGGTGGTTATGGTCTCGTCTTCGATCTAATGCAAAAAATATTCATTCAATGTGGTGGTCTTGCAATCCAGACAACGCAAGTTGGGTTTTGAAATACGCTTACCCTTTTCTATACCCTGAAGGCCACAAGTTTGCTGGCCGACCTGATCCTGAAAAGAATGGCATGGTACGATACCTTTTAAGGATTAATGGAGACTTGTGCTGGGGAGATACAAGAGAAGAGCTTATTGATCGTTACGGGGATCCTTCGCTGGATTATGAACACGAAGATCAAGTAAAGCCAATTAGTTTCCAAGGATTGTTTGGTACAATTGATGACAACCCCCCACTTAAAAAATCGAATAAACTTTACAAGTCAAATTTAGAAGCTCTTCCCACGCTAGATAAAGAGCGTCTTTTATACGGCAATTGGTTTGCAAAGCCTCAAAATTCTTCTTACTACGACAGAACAAAAGTCCCGGTATTAACTGCACCTCCTGAAGCCTCAGAGTTCCTTAAGATAGTAAGGGCATATGATTTCGCTGGGACGCTACCTCATGACGGTAATAGATCCCCCGACTACTTTGCTTCGGTAAAGTTAGGTAAATTGCGTAATGGGAACTATGTAATACTCGATGCATATCGTACACGTATTACGTTCGGGGATTGGGAAAAGCAAATTCTTGAAACTGCGCAGCACGATGGACAAGATGTAGAGATTATTCTTGGGGAAGACCCAAACCCGCAAGCAAAAGCTTCTACAATGCTTATTGCTCGTTCCATTATTGAGCATGGTTATACAGTTAAAACCAAACGTGCTTCTCAAGGTAAGTTAGACTCTTTCCGCCCCTTTGCAGCATCTGCTGAATTGGGCGTTGTCTCAATCGTCAAGGGTTGTTGTAATGATCTATGGAACAAAATTGTAGCTGATAATGATTTTTTCCACAAGGAATTGGAAGCGTTTGATGGATTACGCAGAGGAGGTGAACTAGGCCATGATGATCTTGTTGACTGTGCCTCTCTTGCCTACATGACATTAGCTCAGAGTCGTAACGTACCATCTTTCGCAGTTCCCATTTACACTAAGCCCAATGAATTCAGACTTTAAACAATTATAAGGAGGCACAAACGGATGCCTATTGGTGATGCCTATGGCACGTGTTAAGAAAGATGCTGAAAGCCTAGACCTCACTCAAGGATCTGAAAGTGTACCTCGTATCCCTTTTAGCGAAACTGGGGCTATCGGTCTTAAGCAAATCAATGGACAGATTATTGAAGAGTCTCGGAAGGAGTTAGTATACCCTCAAGCTGCTAAGACTTTCAAGACAATGAGTCGTGATGCTACGATTGCTTCTGGTCTTGACTTGTTCCAAATGATGATGAGTCGTGTCAAGTGGACAGTTCATGTCCCACAAGATGCCTCAGAAGATATCAAGAAGAAAGCAAGGTTCTTGGCTCAGGTTCAAGAGGATATGGAACATTCTTGGTACTCTTTCATCAAGGAAGCAGTTAGTTTTTATACTTATGGTTTCGCTCCACATGAGATCGTTCTGCGCAAACGCCTGAAGTCGAATGGTAGTAAGTATGATGATGGATTGGTAGGGGTTCGTAAACTCCCTATCCGCTCTCAGGACACTATTGTCCGTGCTGAATTCTCTGAAGATGGTAGAACCTTTCTAGGTTTTGTACAGAATCCTAAAGGTATTCTGGATTTCTATGGTGGATTCAATGGAGGTAAGGCTTCAAGTGTAGAAGAAGTATTTATTCGTAAGAGTAAGCTTCTTAACTTTACTTGTGATTCGTCCCGTGGCAATCCTATGGGAACAAGCCCACTGCTCAAATGTTATTATGCTTGGAAGTACCGGACTAAGATCGAAGAGCATGAGGCAGTAAGTTTATCTCGTGATCTAAATGGTATCCCCCGATTCAAGATTCCTTCTGAGTATCTTGCGGAAGGGGCTAGTGACGACAAGAAAGCTGCTGCTGAAGCTTATATGAAGATTGGACGTAATATCCAAGCTAATGAACAAGCCTCTGTTGTGGTGCCTAGTGATCGTGATGATAAAGGCAATCTCATTTTTGAGTTTGATCTTGTAACATCTTCAGGCTCTAATCGATTTGACACCAACGCAATCATTGGTCGTTATAACAGTATTATTCTTCAGTCCCTTTGGGCCGACATACTCCAGATGGGTCAAAGCTCTGTAGGCTCGTTCAGCTTGTCAGATACTAAGCGTGGCTTGGTTATCATGGCAGTTGAAGATAAGCTTATGGGTATGCAAGAAACCCTTAAAGAACTTCGTGACCTTCTGTTCAAAATGAATGGTTGGGATTTGGAAGGTGAACTTCCGTACTGGCAATACGAAGAAGTTCAAGAGACTGATTTGGATATCCTTTCCAAAGCCATTCAGCGCTATGCTGCAACAGGTGCTATTGAGCTTGACCGTGAGGTGTTGAACATTACACGACAATCTGTCGGTGCTAAACCACATGCAATGGATGAAGAGCCTCTAGCTGATTATCTTCCCGAAAAGACATCCAACTCAGGAAAAGGGTTAGAGTCTGGAATGAATAATGGCACCGGGAATAGTGCAGGCGGTGCAGGTGATAGTTCTACGGCGAATACTGAGAATAAATCATTGTTTAAATCTAACGATGAAGAATTTGAAGTAATTGAAGTGAATGGTAAGAAATTTAAATTTATGAAAGAAGATGCAGAGGATTTCAAATGAGTGAATCTAAATCCGAAAAGCTTTATGAACTCCTAGAGAAATTCTTTGGTGGGACTAAGGATGAGTCAGAGCCAGTTGCAGAAGTCACCAAATCTATTGATCTTGAAGAGCGACGGGCATTATTCGTTGTACTGGAACCTGAAACAGTAGATCTTCATGGTGATATCTATTCTGCTGAAGAAGTTGAAAAAGCCTGCATTAATTTCAACACTCACTGTAATAAAGCTAATCTGTTTCACCAAGTTCAAATTGAAACTGCGAAAATTGAACAATCATTTATTTCACCGTCTGACTTTATGCTAGATGATGGTCGAATGATTAAAAAAGGTACTTGGCTCCAATGGTGGCACTTTCCAGAAGATGACGCGGAAGGTGAGAAACTTTGGAAGCAAGTTAAATCAGGGGATATTTGCGGAGTTAGTATTGGCTGCCGCGCTTCTGTGGAAGAACTCTAATGACAGAAAATGCACGTAAGCGGTTATCTAACTTTAATTTTGAAGGTGAGGGTAGTCACGTAGCGTTGGTTGGCAAACATCAAGGTGGTCCAGCTAACGGTGTAACTACTTTGTTGACTAAAGCAACCAAAGATATTACAGACGATCAACTTGAGAAAGCCACAATGGTCCAAGTTGAAATGAATATCGTAGACTTTTTGACTACGTTCTTTAATTTGTGGTACGACGACGCAATTGTCTTGGCAAGGATCATGGGTTTAGATGTAGAACCCGAGCCTGATACAGAAGAGTATGTTAGTTGGTATCAAGAGTGGTTGGATGAACGTGTTGATGCCGTCACTCTAATGAAATCTCTGGTTATGGATAAAAGCGAAGCTGGGATTAATAAAGCTATTGCCAACCTCAAGCCAGAAGAATTGCTCCTACTTCTTGAGACACAGAAGAAGTTCGAACAAGCATTGTCCTCGCAAGAGGGCGTAACTGTATCACCCGATACAACCTCTCCCTCTGTGGAAAAGTCCAATAATAAAGGTAATGAAATGTCTGAGTTCGTAACTAAAGCAGTTCACGAAAAGGAGCTTAGTAAGGCAGTTGAACTTGCTGTTGCTAAAGCTGTTGAAGAAAAAGATCAAGAATTGGTAGCAAAACAAGCTGAACTGGATACGGCTCTTGAAGTTGTAAAAGGCTTGGAAGCTAAAGAAAAAGAATCTGTTGAGAAAGGCCGTAAGGCTGTGCTTAAAGACGCAGGTGTTGCTGAAGACGATGTAGAAGTTCTCTACAAATCTACCGAGGCATTGAGCACTGAAGCTTTTGAAACTGTCGTTAAAGCAATGGCTAAAGACAAAAAAGCTGTTGAAGAAAGTGACCTGTTCAAAGAGCAAGGTGTTAGTGGTGAAGCTGTCACTGTAACCGAAGAAGACGGCGTTGCCGCTCTGACCAAATCCTATCAAGAAAAGTTCAATAAAAAGGAAGGTAAATAATGCCTCTTACTGATTTTAACATCCGCACCCTCGGTGATCTGGTTGTACGTGAATTCTCGCCTGCTGATGGCTACTGCCGTGACGAAGTAACTGTTCCCGCTGGCACCTACCCTATGGGTACTTTGATCGTGGGTACTGCCCTGAGTGCTACCTTCGCCAAATATGTTCCGGGCGCTGCTATTCCAGCAGGTTCGGTACTGGCCATCGTTATTGGCGATCACTTCGATGTACGTCCAACTTTCACCAGCACTGCAAACGGCCCTGCTCTGGTTATTTACCGTGGCCCAGCTCAAGTGAGTGACTATCTGCTGAAGTCGGTTAACGCTCTGAGCACTGCACAAATGCTGATCGTAGCCACTCAACTGAATGCTCAAGGCATTGACGCGCTTATCGCGGTCTGAAGTTAATTTTAATTTAAAGGAACCATATAAATGTCTGAGCAATTCCTGAGCAAAGCACTTGCTTTTGATCCAGCCAACGCAAATCTGCGTATTGAGATCACTCCTGCTGTTAACGTAATCCCTAACCGTTACTTCTTGATGGACCAACTCGGTCTGTTTGAAGATGTATTCCTCACCCAGAAACACGCCCTTGTTCCAGTGTACACCGAAGTTCTTGGTGGCGCTCTGCAAGATTACAACTGGGGTGAAAAATCGCAAACTCTGACTCCAGATAACAAACAATACCTGCGTATTGACGTTCCTCACTTCCCGGCATCTTATGCTATCACTCCACAAGATGTGGAAGGTATTGCAGCTTGGGCCCAAGTGTATCAAGGCAACGATCTGGAAACTATCGATGCTGTTCGTCAGCGTAAGTTGGCTAAGGCCCGTAAAGCCCACGCATGGGTTCGTGAAGTTTCGCGTTTCAACCTCATTACTACTGGTGGTGTTTATGCGCCTCGTGGTACTGTCGTACAGAACTTCTACCAGCAGTTTGGTGTATCGCGTACTCAGATTGTAACTGATCTGGTTGCATCCACCACTCCTGATGCCATGATTAACAACGTTGTCGCTGCTCTGCAAGACAACCTGCAATCTGGCGAAGTTGTTAACCGCTTTATCGCTCTGTGCTCGCCTACGTATTTCCAAGCACTGATCAATAACCCATACATCACTGACATCCTGAAAGCTCAATTGGCTGGTGGCACTTCCAACCTGCTCTTGAACCGTCAAGTCGGTGGTCTGGTTCCGGGCGATCAAGGTGTTCTGTACCGTAGCTTTGAATACCAAGGCGTAACCTTCTACGAAGTTCGTCCACAAGCTGGTACTACCTTCATTCCAGAAGGCCAAGCTTACTTCCTGCCACTGGGCGTACAGGATCTGTTCACCACTTACTACGCTACCCCTAACAAGTTCAGCACTGTTAACTCCGTTGCTCAAGCTTCGTATGCGTGGGAATTCCGTGACCCTAAAGACGAAATCATCGAAGTTGAAACCGAGACTAACCTCTTGAACTTCGTATCGCGTCCACAAGAGATCGTTGTTGCGTATCTGCCTACCGGCACTGTACCAGTTCAACCATATACTCCATAAGAGTTAGGGTCAGCTTTATGAGGGGAGAAATCCCCTCTGTACTTTACTAAGAAGGAAACAAAAAATGGCTTTGGAATTGAAACCCGACTACCAACGTGGTGGTTTTTGGTATGCTCTGCGTAAAATCATCGCAGATATCGGTACTGGTCAAGCGACCAAACCAACTACTGTAGCACCGTTGGCTGGTGGTGCAGATTTGGCTACCACTGTTGCAAAAGTAAACGAGTTGATTGCTGCGCTTAAAGTTTAAGGAAAACCAACTATGCCTTTTACCGGAAATCCTGCAACAAATCCAATTGACCGTGTAAGGCTATTAGTTGGTGACGTATTTACTGACTTTGAAATTCTTGATGACAATACTTATCAATATTTCTTGGATAAGTATGAAGGGAATGAAGTCCTTGCAGCTATTGCTGCTGCTAAAGTTATCAGATTTCAGATTGCAAAAACTCCCACTCGTGAAAGAGCTGGTAATTACGAGGTCTGGAGTGATTTTGCAAAACTTTACTCGGCGGCTCTAGATGATCTTATTGATGATGGTGAAACATCGCTGTATGTAGGCATGCCCTACGCTGGTGGCATATC